GATCGCCACCTGCTATGTCAATCGATTGATCTAGCACGTCCTCAAAGAAGCGTAGCTCCTCACTTTCCCTCTATGGGTCAGGTACTTAGTGTATCCTGTTGTCTCTTCCGTTTCTTGTTGGCGCAGCTTCAATCTGTAGCTAGATCCGTAGCTAGATTGTAGCCAGCGCCAGCCCATAGGGATCATGGCAAAGCGACTCACAAACCAGTTGTCGGACATTCAACTTCGCCGATGGATTGCGGCGAAGGAGCCGGTCGCGAAGTCGGACGGCGCCGGGCTTACCTTCACACTTTCCAAGGCCGGTACCGCGGCCTGGGTGCTGCGATATTCGCGCGCCGGCAAGCCCAGGGAGCTCACACTCGGGAACTACCCCGATCTCTCGCTCTCTGCCGCTCGCAAGCTCGCGGCAGAACACCGTGTCTCCATCGACAAGGGCATCGACCCGGCGGCAGAGAAGCAGGCGGAGCGGTTCAAGGCAAAGACCGCATGGACCGTGCGCGAGCTCGCCGAAGACTATAAGCGCAAGATCCTGCAGCCAAGCGCCTTCGCCGAAGGCACGATCTATTACCGAACATGGGACTTGGACGAGGTTATCGTGCCGCGGCTTGGGGCCCTCGAAGTTGGCGCCGTCTCCCCGGAGCACATTGTCGATATGCTCGAGCGTTGCGGTAGGACTTGGACGATGCAGAAGCGAATCCTTACCTCTGCCAACAAGCTGTTCGATCACGCGATCGGCCGCCAGATGATTCGCATCAATCCAGCTGCAGGCATCAAGCTCCAGGCCCTGCTCGGACCGCGGCCGCCAGTGCGAAAGCGCGTCATGTTGTCAGATGCAGAGCTGACTACCCTCCTCCACTCAGTGGATGACATTGGCCGGGAGAATGCCTTGGCTCTCCGCATCCTCCTCGCGACCTGTGTTCGAACGGTAGAGCTGGTTAAGGCCAAATGGGAGCATATCGATTGGGACAAAGGCACGTGGTATGTCCCGGATGAGTCTGTAAAGACACGGTCGGGGTTTCTCGTGCCGATCACGCCAACGGTCGCCGCTTGGTTCCGTGAACTGCAGACAATAAGCGCTGGATCCGAATGGGTTCTGCCGGCGCGCAGCAGTCGCCGCGCGGACCTGCATGTCGGCCGAACTACACTATGGGCCGCAATCACGCGCGCGTTCGAGCGCGGAGACATTGAGGTTCGCCGCTTCACGCCGCACGACACCCGGAGTACCGCAAAAGGCCATATGAGGAACATGGGTATCTCAAGGGAGATTTCCGAGATCGCGCTGAATCACACACTCAAGGGAATGGAAGCGGTGTACGACGTCCGCGAAGAGATTCCTGAGCGCCGCCGAGCATTGGAGATGTGGGCCACTTACCTTTTGAGACTCGAGTCGGCCAAACCGGCGAAAGTCGTTCCAATTTTCCAGCAAGCGACAGGTTAGCGCGTGTCTTCTAGCCAACGCATGAACTCATGCTATAAAAATTGCAACATTGAAATGCTCTCTGCTAGACTTGAGACTAGGCTGAACGTCATACTATTCCGTACTGCGGGATACCACTGGTACCGCAACAGTAGGCTAGGCGCGCCTCGATCTGCCGCAGGATGATGATTGACGCCATTGGCGAGTAACGAGCAAGGATATGTTCCAAGGAAGGAGTGTCGATGGGCGAAGTCAAGGCAGCTTGGCGTTTCAGATGCTATCGTTCTGAGCGTGGAGAGGATCTCATCGATCGATGGGTTAAGAAGACCCTTTCACGCAAGGCAGTAGCTAAGCTCGAGCGAGCTCTAGAGTACCTTTGTGTTCGCCCTCCAACAGAATGGAGCCGCCCTCACGCGAGTCCGCTCGGCGATCACATATATGTGATAAGATTCTCGGATGAGAACCGGGCTCAGTACCGAATCGCCGGCCATTTTCACAGTGATAATCGTACATTTGTACTAACACAGCCGGTACAAGAGAAGGACGGAGAGTATGACCCCAGCAACTACGAACAACTCGCAAGCGATCATAAAGACGTTTGCGACAGCAAGTTCGACGTTCGAACTCAAGACTGCTTCGAGCTCGATGTCCATCGAGATGAAGATCAACTCCGAGCCGAAAACCTACACCCACCAGCGGCCAACTGGGTCCACTAGCGCAAGGCCTTCGGCGTTTGTCCGGCGTCTTGGTAAGTGGGCCGATGAGGAGTACCGACAAGGCTATCTCGAGGCAAGTATTGAGCAAGGCGTGGCGTGGCAAATTCGCGCAAATCGTAAAGTGCGAGGATTAACTCAGGCTGAGCTCGCGAAGTGCCTTGATACCAACCAGTCTGCTGTCTCGCGGCTTGAAGACCCTGCATATGGCAGTCATTCACTAGAGACACTGGTAAAGGTCGCTCATGTGTTCGACTGTGCTCTATCTGTCAAATTCATACCTTACTCACAATTTGCAGAAGAGAGCGTTGATCTGAGAGAGGAAAACATGATTGCGCTTTCATTCAATGATGAGATTAGAAAATTAGGAGAGCGAAATGCCCGCGAGCCCCGTTGAAACTGTGAATCTGACCCCAGGGATGTTGCAAGACAAGCCCGATCACGATCACCCCTTGGTCTATGCAGACCAAGTCATGAGCATGGCAATTGGTCCTTTTGTAAGCCGTATTACCTTCGGTATCGAGAATCATGGGGCGGCAACCCGCCTCCCAGTGGCTACTGTGGTAATACCCACGAACATTATTCATTCGATTGCCGCGGAACTGGTCAAACAATTAGACAGTGAGGGCTTCAAGTCCCATGCTGCTGGCCAATACCCAAGCTACCTCGGCCCCGAAGCGTTCGGGAAGTAACACCTCCAATTAGTTGCAAGGTCAACGGTAGACATCCTACGCGGACTTGCACTTGTTAGCTGCGCCCCAAGCGCCAGCCCCGACCCAGCCGCCAGCGAAGTAAGCTCCCCCTCACCATCATCAGCCCGCCACGTGCGGGCTTTTTAATCCGCTCTTTGAGAAGGGACTCAATATGGTACGGTACGTGACCATACCCAAGTTCGCCGAGCTCTCCGGCTACACCCCGGCCGCAATCCGCAGCAAAATCCGGGACGGCATCTGGCGGCAAGACCTGGAATGGAGGAAAGCACCGGACGGTCGGATCCTGATCGATGTCGATGGCTACCAACGCTGGGTTGAAGGCGATGGCATACTGAAACCGGTGCAGAAGCCGGCGTCGCGAGGCCAGTCGCCGGCGCCGCTCCGGTAGCCGCCCTCGCATGCGGGCGCGCGTTCTGGTCGCAATATACCGCAAGCTCCGTTTGCACCGATGCCGCCAAGCGCCCCCTATCCCGCCTCGTAAATTTCGCCGGCCGACTGTTCAGCCGCTGAACTGCGCTCCCGGTTTACGCTACTCTCCTGTTTCATGGATGTGATCTTGAACCGCGAGGAGCTTTACCGTGACGTCTGGTCGAAAGGCATCAGCATGGTGGCCCGCAAGTACGACCTGAGCGAGGGCGACATACGAAAGGCGTGCTTTGCACTGGATGTGCCAAGACCTGCCAGAGGGTACTGGGGGAAACTCAAGACAGGCGATGCGCCGCCAGTTCCCCCGCTTCCACCGAGTGGCGCGTCGACGTACGTTTGCACCACGGTCAAACGCAAGCCCACGCCTGGCAAGGGGCCCGCCCCAAAAAAGCCTGCCAAAGAGAATGAGTCCCTTGTCGAATGGGTGCTGAAGAACCGCGCGGAGATGCAATTGCAAAAAGCTGTCCAGACACCGGCGCCGCCACACGGCTCTATGCATCTGCTGCCCGAGGACATGATCGGGCTGCCTCGATACTTACCGCTCACATTTTGGGCTGCTCTACTCTTGGGCGAACACGCGCCGCACTACAACACCTTGTTGCGATGGGTCCGTGATGGGCGCATCTATCCGCGGCCGATCAAGGTCGGCGGGGCGTGGAACGTCCGCAAGGACGCCGCGTACATGCCCGACTGATCATCCACAGGAGCCCCCTATGCCGAGTATGTTTCTCACCCAGGAGGAGCTCGTCGAGCTCACCGGCCGCAAGATCAAGTCGAAGCAGATTGAGGAGCTGCGCCGCATGGGCTTGCCCTTCTGGGTAAATGCCTGTGGTAAGCCAGTTGTGCCGGTGACGGCGATCGAAGGCAGAAAAGAGTCGGCGTCGAAGCTAAAACCCGCCTGGGAGCCACCCAGGCCGGTCGCGCGTATAAAATAGCGTGCTGATCGCAGAGGCTCCAGAAGACCGATAGGGGGAATCCATCGAACGCACAGCTCGGCTTATTCGCCGGGCACCCGGCCTGATGCCTCCCCGGATCGCGCCACTAGTCTCCCAGGTTATTCGGCTTCGGTAAAAAGTGAATGAGCAACTTGCGACGGCGTGAAATGCGCCCAACCGCGGCCGAAAGGGCTCGACGGATTTACGCCTACTCGGCTAGCCAGACGCCTCAGTAGCGCCACGGTCTCTACAGCCATTTCGACGGCAGTGGCGTCGGCTTGGCTACTCTCGCTCACTAGCTGGTCGCACAACGCACCCGAGAACTGCATGCAATAAAGCAACAGTCCTAAATGTGGTTCGGTTCTCGCACCAATGGTGACGTTTTGTTGACCTTCTGATGACTCGGTACTATAGTCCATACTAATCTGCCCTCTCCGCTGACCCGGTCAGCACTATTCCGATTGTGTAGATTAGAAACCCCGACCCGCCCTGGTAAGTGTGTCGGGGTTTCGTCCATCTGGCGCCATGCCATTGAGATCAGGTTACAGCAGGCACGAGCACTCTCGCAAGTGTGTTCCTTGGTCACAGAAAGCACCTTAAAATCAGGCACCTGCGCAAATAAAATTTATTTGGTCATTTAAAAACCATTAAAAACCTAGTCGAAATTACCTAAATTGTTGTTGTACTGGGGCTTTTTCTCATAGACGATAAATTCTCGAATATTTGGCGAAAATATTCTTTTCGCGTAAAAATCTAAAATGTCGAGAATCTGGTAACCGCGTTTTTCGCGCTGTGGATGAAATACAACAGAACAGGCGCATTTCATGCGCTCCGCATAGCGGCGCGCCCGGTAGTCAGCCGGCGCGCCCATCAATCCGACGACCTTCGGGAGCACCGATGTTCATCAAGCGAGCCCAGCATCCCTCGATCGAGTTCAACCCGGATGAGGGCCAGGCAGCCCCAACTATGGTCCACTATTTCAGCGACCGCGGAGACCCGTTCAAGTCAGTGCTGCCGCTGCTGATCGAGGGCGCCGGCCAGGACGACGAGCGTGTGTTCGTGGTCGAATCGCCGCTGGCTGAGGTGGTCAACTGGACGATCGAGCTGCACAAACACCCCGACCTGCCCTTGGTGGACGAGCGCCACCGCCAGTTCTTCCAGGCGATCAGGGCGTCGCTCGAGCAGGCGATCGCCGCGGTCGACCGGATCGAGTATGCCAAGCTGGACGACGACGAGCCCGAGGATTGAGCAGGATCAAACCGGCGCCTCGCCGGCCTGCTATGCTGCCCCGATGCACATCCGGACCGATCGCCTGACGGCAGCGCACGTAGACCTGGCCATCAACCTGGCGGTGTCGCACGGCGTCGCAGCTGGCGCCCGCGCGCTATTCGAGTACGGGCTTTCCTTGGAGTTGGCGCGCCGGGTGCTGCTCAGGCCAGCAGAGCGCCGCGCTGACTACTTGGCGTTCACCGCTCTGCAGGCGTCGAACCGCTCGACGACACGCTCGTAGCGCCGCACGAGTCGAGCAACATCTGCTCCGTCGCCGAGAATCTCCGCAGCATCCTCCGGCACAATTGCCGGTCCTTCTCCGTCAGTTGCAGATCTGGCGGCAGCGGGTCGATCACCGGCCGGGGCGGCGGCTGGTACTGGCCCTGTGGGGCAGCGCAGCCGATCAATGCCAGTGCGCACGCGGCGCTGAGCATCTTCCAACGATTCAGCATGTTTTCTTTCCTGGGTAAATGCTGCGGTGTCCTGCTCGAGCAGGCGAGCGCGAAGGCCCGATTCGATGGCCAGGCTGGCGAGCGCGGCGGCGGCGCGCGCTTCCTCGCCGGCGGCGACGGCCGCGTCCCAGCCGGCCTGCTGCTGCTGGGCGCCGTAATGCCGCACGCCGAACCACGCGCCCACCACCAGGAGGACGCCGAGCAGGACGCCGGCCGCCAGTCGCTCGAGCGCGCTCATGCTCCGCTCCTGAGACCGTCGAGGAACAGCGCCTTCTCGGCGCCGCGCCGGCGCACCAGGCCTGGGAGCTTCTTGCCGCCAGCGTAGACCCAGCGGCCGAACTGCTCGGCCGCGGCCTTGTGACTGCCCTTGTTGAGCAGAATCAGCAGCGTCGACTCGGCCAGCGCGGTGCGCCCGAGGTTGAAGGTAAACGACACCAGGGCGTCGAACTGCTGCTGGGTGATCGGAACCTTAACCAGGGTGTTCACGGCCGCTTCGGCGTCTTGCAGGTCCTCAGTCAGCCAGACGTCCGCCTGCTGTACGCTGCAGCGGTCGCCCATCTTGACGCCGCGGACGTGGCCCACGCCGATGGTCGGGATCCCGGCCGGGCACCGGTACGCTGTCAGATAGCAGCCTTCGAACTCGCGGATCAGCGCGCGGCAGGCGCCGGAAGCTTTCATCGCGCCGGCCATCACATCGCCTCCTTGATCTTCTTGACCACCTCAACTGCTTCGCCGGCGACCGCGGCCAGGTCCTTGTCACGGCGCGCGTCGATCCAGCGGTAGAACCAGCCGAACAGCCACCAGGCGGGCAGCGCGGCGAAGACGAGGAACGGCGCGGCCGCGATCAAGACGCCGGCCTGCGGGTCGCCGTAGAGGGTGCCGAGTTCGTGCGCCGAAGCGAACATGCCGGGCCACTGCGCGCGCGCCGCGAACGCCAGCGCCGGGCCGAAGGTGAAGCTGCAGAAGATGGCGCAGGCAAAGCGCACGAACGCTTCTCGTACGGTCCTCGGCCAGAGGAAAAGGAAGCCGAACGCTGTCGCCGCCGCGCTGG